ATCAGGTCTACCGCAAGTTGCGTAACCATCCCGACCTTGTCGACCGCATCAAGTACACCTCGTCGAACGTCATCACGACCGACATCATGGCCCGCCTGTTCGACGTCGAGCGTGTGCTCGTGTCGTCGTCAGTTCGTGCCACGAACGCAGAAGGCGCAACCGCCGCTTACGCGTTCAACACTGGCAAGAGCGCACTACTCACCTACTCAGCACCGAACCCGGGTCTCATGACTCCTTCGGCCGGTTACACCTTCGCATGGCGCGGAGTGTCCGGTAACCTCGGCGCTACTGTCGGCGTGAGTCGTATCCGCATGGAGTCACTGAAGGCCGACCGCATCGAAGGCGAACTCGCTTTCGCTAACAAGGTCACCGCCGCCGATCTCGGTTTCTTCTTCGGTACCGCTGTAGCCTGATCCTTCACGCTGTCGATCGCCGGTCCCGTCCTCCTCTCGGTGGGACAGGGCCGGCGATCTTCGCGTACAACCTGAAACGAAAAGAGTCTCCCCGTGAGCAAACCCACCGTAGGCCCGCATCGCGTCCGACGTCCGTTCGACTGCGATGGGCGTCGCATGATCCCCGGCGAAATCGTCGACGTAACGGAATATCGGAACGCGTTCCAACTCGTCGACCGTGGCTACCTTGTCGCCGCACCGGACGAGATCGTCGACGCGCCGAAACCCGTCAAGAAGGCCGCCGCTAAGAAAGCACCGGCAAAGAAGACCGCCGTGAAACGCTCGACGCGTGTCGAGTCCACGCCGTCGGGAAAGATCGTTCACGTCGACAAGACGGCACCGGTCGAAGACTAATCCCATGACCTGTATCGTCGGTCTCGAACACGACGGACGGGTAACGATCGGCGGAGACGCGGCCGCCGTCGGGGAGATGCGGATCGTCGCTCGTGTCGATCCGAAAGTTTTCCGGGTCGGTCCCTATCTCATCGGTTTCACCGAGTCGTTTCGGATGGGTCAGTTACTCCGGTTCACGCTCGACGTCCCGGAGCAGACCTCGACCGCTGACGACTTCGAGCATCTCTGTACCGTGTTCGTCGACGCTGTCCGACAGTGCTTCCGCGATGGCGGAGTCGCCCGAGACGATCACGGCGAGGAGACGGGAGGATCGTTTCTCGTCGGATACCGGGGCGCTCTCTATTGTGTCGACGACGACTACCACGTCGGACGATCAGTCCTCGGGTATGAGTCGATCGGATGCGGATCCGAGTTCGCTCTCGGATCGTTAGCGTCCACGACCGGTAACCCTCGACGTCGGATCCTGACCGCCCTCGCCGCCGCCGCGCTACACTCGGTCGGGGTCTGCGAACCGTTCACGACTCTGAGCATCTGAACGCGGGAGTTCAAACGATGGCATTCAGTGGGCGACAGTTTTTCAAGAACTCTGATCGTGGGGACTGGCAGTCGGCGACCGACGCTCTCGAAACCGGATTCACTTTCGGTTTCTACGGTGCTTTCTCAGACTCGACGACTCAGACCATCACGGCAAACACCGCTACGCCGATGACGTTCAACACGACCGAGGAGTCTTTCGGCGTGTCTATCGGATCGCCGTCGAGTCGGATCGTGATCGCTAACCCCGGCACGTACAACATTCAGTTTTCGGCACAACTCGACAAGACCGACGGCGGATCCGATGATGTCACCGTATGGCTCGACGTCGACGGGGGCAACGTGGCACGGTCGGCAACCGATCTCACCATTCCCAACAATCCGGGACGAATCGTCGCCGCTTGGAACTGGGTCTACACGTTCACTGCCGGACAGTATTTCCGGCTCATGTGGTCAACACCGGATAGCAGTATGCGGTTACTTTCGGCCGGCACGAGAACCGGCCCTATCCGACCGGCGGTCCCGTCCGTCATTCTTACGGTTACGCAGGTCGGAGCAGTCCGGTAGGACCATACCCCCGTTCATCTCCCTAGTCGGTAAGAATGGATCTCATGACGAAACCACAAACCCCGAACGCCGACGCTCTCTCCTCACTCGTCGAGGGACACCGAAACACTTGGTATGCGCGCGGTTGCTCTGTTGGTCGAGTCATCATCGACCTCGACCCCGGCGAGTATCGGACCCGGCTCGTCGGATACATCAACCTGCCCGTAGAGGAACTGACACACGCTCCGATCATCGCCGCCGTGAACGAAACCCTCGGGATCAGTCTCCGCCCGGACACGCTCGGCCGTCACCGCCGGCGCTCGTGCTCGTGTCCCGATGAGGCGTACTCGTGAGCGATCCATACGAGGAGGCGATCTCGATCCCGGGTCAGGATCCCGACGCTCTCGACAAGGCTCTCCGACGCGCTGACCGTCGCCCCGCCCCGGCTCCGGCGGGATGGGAGTCCGGCATCGCGTGGGATGGCTCCGAAGGTCAGATCACGACCGGACCTCTCGACGTCGAGCCGAACGACGCCCTATGGGCCGAACTCCTCGCCGACTGGAACCTCGACCCCGCGACGACCGAGGTCGTCCCCGGCTCGATTCAGGTTCGGGGATGGGATGCGAACATCGGCGGCGGAGAAATCCGTCGCCTCCGCTATTACCGGGCGACGATCCGACAGCGCTCCGCCGAGGTGTCAATCGACCGGGCCGACGTCGACGAACTCTGTCGACTCGCTCTCGGTCGCAAGGCGCGCACGGTCCCCGAGGTCGCCTCCGAGGACGTCTCTCTCGTCGTCCCGCTCTCCGACTGGCAGATCGGCAAGGGCGAAGGCGGAGGGTCTCCGGCGGCCGTGGAGAGGATCAGTCGAGGTATCGACGCGATGGTCGACAAGGTCCGAGAAATGAAACGCGCCGGTCGAGCACCGGGCGCGATCTATCTCCTCGGCATGGGCGACACCCTCGAAGGATGCTCCGGCTTCTACCCGATGATGGAGTTTCAGACCGACCTCGACAACCGAGAGCAGAAACGAGTCGTCCGTCGCCTATGGCTCCGAGGTGTCGACGTCGCCGCCGCACTGGTCCCGAGAGTCGTCATCGCCGGCGTTCCCGGCAATCACGGCGAAGCACGACGCGACGGCAAGGCGTACACGACATGGACCGATAACTCCGACCTAGCGGTAATCGAGGAGACCGCGGAAATCTGCGCGGCTAACCCGGAGCGTTACGGTCATGTCTCGACAGTCCTAGCGCGCGACCTGACTCTCGTCCTCGGCGTGTCAGGCGTGAACGTCGGACTCGCTCACGGACACCAGTTCGGCCGAGGTGGAGGTCACGCCGCAGCGAAGGCCGAGAAATGGTGGACCGGTCAGATCATGGGCCGGCAACCGATCGCCGACGCTGACATTCTGATTACCGGTCACCTTCATCACCTCGTAATCGCCGAGTCCACCGGGCGAACGCATATTCAATGCCCCGCGCAGGATGGCGGTTCGTACTGGTGGACCGCTCAGACCGGAAGCCATTCGCCGTCGGGGCAACTCATGTTCGGAGTCGGACGCGGTTACGGTACTCGCGGGTGGGGAGACCTCGACATCGTAGGATGATCCGGTAACGTCCCCGACCCCTATCCCGACGACCCGGAGTTCTAGTCCGTGATCCCGACTTCCATCTACATCGCCGGCCCTATGCGCGGCATACCTCAGTTCAATTTCCCGTCGTTCGACGCGGCACGGATCCGACTCGGCTCCGCCGGATGGAATGTCCGATGCCCCGCCGAACGTGACCGAAACGCCGACTTCGATCCGGTCGGACTCTCCGGTCGAGAGGATCTCGACGAGATCGGATTCAATCTCCCCGACGCGCTGAAGCATTGTTTCTTGGATGTCCTCGACGTCGACGCCGTCGCTCTCCTGCCCGGTTGGACAGGCTCAGAGGGGGCACGCGCCGAGGCGCACGTCGCCGCCCTGACCGGCCGGACCCTCTACCAGTTCTTTCAACACCGGCCGATCATGCTCGAACCGCTCGACGGAATCGAAATCGTGACCCGTGTCGAGACGATGCTCCGATGACCGACCGCCCCGAGCATGACTCCGGAGACGAGGCACTCCGACGCGAGGTCGACGACGCGACCCTCGACGAGCAACTCCGAAACGATCGCCTTGCTCGACGATGGCGGCGATTCATTCGCAACCTCCGAGACCTCTCGGATGGTGCTCATGACTGACCGACGAGCAGAAGTCCGCTATGTCGACCCCACCACCGGCGGCGAAAAGGGAACGAAACTCGCCCGCTTCGACCTGATCCCGGAGATCCCTCTCTACGCACTGGCAGAGCACTACGGACGAGGCGCCGGCAAATACGACGACCACAACTGGCGACGCGGCTACCCGTGGTCGATCTCGTTCGCCGCTCTGAACCGTCATCTTTGGACATGGTGGAACGGCGAGGACGAGGATCCTGAACTACACTCTCATCATCTCGACGCCGTCGCGTGGCACGCTTTCACGCTCCGCGAGTTCGCCGTTACCCGCCCCGGTCTCGATGACCGACCGACGTTCGCACGCGGCCGCCTTTGGATGCCGCCCGAGGAGGAGTCGAAAACATGACGTGGACCTACTCAGGGGATCCGGCCGCCAACGATCGCGACGCCGTCCGTTTCCTTGTCGCTGACACTGACTCGACCGACCCTCTCATCACCGACGAGGAGATCGCCTATCTCGTGGGGCTGTACTCCGAGGCACCTCTCGCCGCTGTCGGCGCCGCCCGTGCGATCGCAGCGAAGTTCTCCCGGGACTCAGATCAGGCCCGCAACGTCGGCGACCTCTCGCTATCCGAGTCGCTGTCACAGAAGTCAACTCAGTATCACCACCTAGCCGACCATCTTCAAGGTCTGTCCTCCGGTATCACTCTGCCACCGATCGCAAGAGCGAACGCCGGCGCGCTCGGCGCCGAGTTCACGATCGGACTCCTCGACAAGTTCACGCTGTAACGATGGCGATCGAAACTCTCCTCTCCGACCTGATGGTCGAGTCGATCACGATCGCCAACGTCTCGACGATCGACTCGTATGCGAAACACTCGTACGCATCTCCGACGACTGTCACGAAGTGTCGAGTTCAGACCGGGGCGCACAAGGTCACCGATCAGAACGGACAGGAAATCGTCGCCACCGGGAAGGTCTACATCGCGTCGAGTCCGACCGTGACACCCGCCTCGAAGATCACACTCCCGGACGGATCGGTTCCTCGTGTGCTCACTGTCGACCGTTTCACCGACGAGCGCGGATCTCATCATACCTGTATCCATTACGGGGCCTGACGATGGCGACGAACTTTTCAGTTTTCGGAACGGAGGTCATGCTCGCCCGTCTGAAAAAGATGCGAACAGACGTCCCGAAAGAACTGAACAAGGCTCTGTATCGGGAGGCTCAGGCGATCTTCCGGAAATCGCAACGTCTCGTTCCCGTCGATAAGGGATTCTTGAAAGGCTCCGGAGTCGTCGAGGGACCAACGAACAACGAAGTCCTGATCGGTTACGGCGGACCGGCCGCCCCGTACGCTCTCTATGTCCACGAGGACCCGGACGCGCAGCACGCTAAAGGAAAGACCTACAAGTTCCTTGAAATCCCGCTGATGGAGGCGCGTCCCGGCATGGAGAAACGACTCGCCGACGCCCTCGATCGCGCCGCCGAAGGGAAAGACTCCGGAGATGCGGCCGCCGCCGAGGGTCAGTCCGCCGACGAAAACACTGAGGTTCCGAAATGAGCGAAGTTCTCGACGTGATCGGATCGGCGTTACAGAGCGCCGGCATCGGGACGCTCGGATCGACGATCTTCCTCTCGCGATCTCCGGCGTCTCCGGATGCTGTCGTCACGATCTACGAGACTGGCGCCGGCTATCCGCTCTACACTCAGGGCAGCACGTCCGGCGCCGCTCTGATCGTGGCGAACGTTCAGGTCGTCGCTCGTGCCGCACGAGAGGATTACCAAGCGGCCCGAACCAAGATCGCCAACGTGACCGCCGCTCTCGAAGCACTGTCGAACTCGACGATCTCGGGGATCCTGATCCTACGCGTCGAGCAGGTCGGCACCCCGTCGCCTCTCGGACTCGACGACAACGATCGACCACGCGTCGCGATGACCTACACGGTGACGTATGACGACTGACCCGGACCTCCTCCGAGCGGTCGCGCTGTCGTTCGATGCGGCGACGCGCGCGCTCGACTCGTGTCGGATCTTGCTCGGTCGACTGATCGACGCCGGCGCTCCGATGACCGACGACGAACTCGACGAGGACGAGAGTCCTCGACCGTGCTCTCACTCTGACGCCGTCGAGGTCTCGACTCTCGGCGATCAAGGTCCCGTATTTCTCTGCCCCGATTGCGGCGAACAGTTCTCATGATCGAGGACACTCCTCGCGACCCGTACGGTCGAGGCGCCGAGATCGACGAGGGTGTTCGGTGCTGGCGATGTGGTCGACTCCTCGCCGAGACGCTGTCCCGTCCGTGGCGTATAAAGTGTCCACGATGTAAGGCGCCCAACGCGGCGTAACGGTTTCGTCGGCGACGCCCCGCTTCCCCTCGGATGGCGCCCGACGATGATCCCGGCGGAGTCTCAGCCCTCCGCCGGGATCGCCCCCCGCCATAGCGGGAGCGCCGGTCGAGTGATACGGTTCGAGCGTTGTTCGTGTCCACCGTGACCCCGACCGCCGGCCTCGTGTGTCCTCGTGACCCCTAAGCGGTACGGGATCACTCGCGCCCTACGGAGGCATTCGATGGCCCGCTACCGCATCACCGGAGGCCCAACCGGCGACGCCGGACTCGATTACAAGGCGAAGCGCGCCGAGGTCGGAGACGTCGTCGAGGATCTCCCTCGTGACTCGATCAAGTGGCTACGAGAGCAGGGGTACGTCGAACTTGTCGGCAAAGACTCCGACGCCGCCGAACCGACCGAGGAGGTCGCTAACTAATGCCATTCCGCCACGGTAAGAACACCCGAGTTCTGATCGGATCGTCGGACCTGTCCGCGTATTTCCGAGAGACGTCCGTTTCGTCATCCGTCGAGACCGCCGAGACGACCACGTTCGGAGTCTCAGGAGACGCCAAGACCTATGTAACCGGCCTCAGTGACTCGACCGTTTCGATCTCCGGTCTGTTCGACGATGACACCGGCGCCGCCGACGATGTCATCTCGGCCGCTCTCGGATCCGACACCGACGTCGTGTTCACGATCGCTCAGGACGGCGGACTCGTCGTCGGTCGACGTTGTCTCCTCGGACAGTCGATCGAGACGAAGTACGACCTCTCCTCCCCGGTCGCCGATGTCGTCTCGACGTCCCTCGACCTTCAGTCCGACGGCGAGTCGGTCCACGGTTTCGTTCTCGCAGCGTCCGACGTGATCTCGTCGACGTCGACCGGGACATCCGTCGACGGGATCGCCTCATCCTCGAACGGCGGCATCGCGACGCTTCACGTCACCGCCAACACGCGTAACGGGAACATCACGGTCAAGGTTCAGCACTCGGCCGACAACACGACGTTCGCCGATCTCGCTACTTTCTCGGTCGTCTCCTCGACGACCAAGACCTCCGAGCGACTGTCCGTCGCCTCGGGAACAACGGTGAACCGATACCTTCGAGTGTCGTACACCGTCGCCGGCTCGACCGGCTCCGCAACCATCGCCGCCGCTTTCGGTCGGCGCTAATCCCGAGGAGGGAACACTATGCCATTTCGTCACGGTAAAAACGCATCATTCAAGGTCGACAACTCGGGCGGCACGCTGACCGACATTTCGACATACATCCACGAGGTCAGTCTCCCGCGCTCAATCGAGACCGCAGAAACCACGACCTTCGGTGTCACTGGTGGAGCGAAGACATACGTCGTCGGTCTGAACGACTCGACGATCACCGTCTCAGGTAAGTTCGACGCGACAGTCGACGCTCACCTC